TACTTCGTTCTTAAACCAGTACAGAAATTTCTACACAAGATTATGAGGAAATTTCGTCCATTTCCCTTTTAGGTGAACCTGATGTGACGGAAGAATATCTTAATGAATTATTTGAGGGCGTTCCAGGGCAATTTCACTCGCTTGATTATTCTAGTGCGACTGATTTGCTCAATCCGACTCTTTCTCGTATGTGTATGGGATTTATCTGTGATACTGTGGGTCTATCTGATGATTACCGCGAGTTGTGCATTAAGGCACTTGTCGGGCATAAGATAGAGGGCGAGCTCCAATTATGGGGTCAGCTCATGGGTTCAATTATGTCATTTATTATTCTATGTATTATCAATTTTGCTGTAGTTCGTCTCTCTATGGAGATTTCAGAAAGTCGTATTTATACGATTAATGAAATACCGTGTGCAATCAACGGTGACGATGGCTTAGTGCGTGCTTCAAGCCACTTTATGGGGATTTGGGAGGATGTCGCTGCTGTTGCAGGACTCAACCCATCTCTCGGAAAGACTTACAGTCATAACGACTATGTCAATGTTAATTCAACCTCCTTTACACTACTCCCTTCTGGTTTATTCCAGAAGGTTCCCTATGTTAATATGGGTCTCGTCATGGGAATGACGAGGAGCGAAGGAGGTACGACAAAGGAGTTAGTCCATGATACATTAGATCCTCGGGTTCCAACTATCGGCGCTAGACATCGCAGTCTCCTTAAGAGCTGTCCTTATCATATGCGTCTGAAAGTTCACGAGTTATTCCTGAGAAAGAATATAGACTTTTTAAGTAGCCTACATATCCCCTGGTATATCCCGGAATCGTTGGGTGGAGTGGGTTTGATGCCACTGGTGACTTTTGGTGATGTTGATATTGATGCCCATGACAATTATATGGACACGAATCGATCTTATCAAATTACGTCTACTGGCCACATTTGTGGTCCCAGTCGACGTGATGTTATTATTGCTTGGTCGATCTTTGATCGAGCTAATAACAAATCCTTCCCAGTGGGTACTGTACCCTCCCTACAGCCGATAAGGGCTAGACCAGTCTGGTTCACGAGATTTCGTAATTATAATTCGAATCTCTCGCACGTAAAGGTATTAGATCAGGAGTCCGCTTTTATGGATTTATCCTGTTATTACCTTTCACCTTCTCTAGTTTCCGAACGTCTTCTTGAGTCCTCACGGATCGAGATGTACAAACGGAACGAGAGAGCTTGGGTCTCACTATCAAAACTGATGGATGGAGTTAATCCCCTAGGGATTTCACTCTTTCTGGATCTTTGATCGATGATTCACCTCTAAACTTTACGGGTTTGATTACCCTTCGGCATTAGATGCCTTCAGCCACATG